GTTATTTGATAAACGAAGTGATTCTGTTCTAAATTCAGTACTTGGTGAATATCTCATTTCTTCTACAAACAGTTGATTAAACTGTGGTATTAAATCTGGTCTTAATAGTAATATCTCTCTTTTCTTTTCATTTAGATCTATTTCATATTCATAGTTTGATACAGATACTCTAGATTGTAATTTAGGTAAGGTTAATCCCTCTGGAGTAATAAACTGGTATTGCTCTGGTACTTTAGTTCCCTCTTCTAGTATTATATTACCATTATGACTTTGTTCTATAGTTTCATAGTGATGAATACCCTCAGGGTTTTGATACTTATAATTAACATAGTTATCTAATGCTATTTTTGATTTTGGCCAATCTTCATAAAAATTGACCATATTATTCATTAATAGTATAGTCCAGTCATAACCAGGATCACCATATAAATCAAATGATATAGTATCTGGTCTAGCACCATCTTCTATGGTATAGTCATCAAATATACTTATTTGACCTTTAATACCATCTACTAATTTAATTCTAGAGAATATATTCTTAATAGTAATCCACTGCCCATCATATGGGTTTTTTGTGTATTTAAGGTATAGTAAATTTGGTATTTTAGAAAAGTATGCCATTTAATTAACTCCGTATCTTTCCTTGTATTTTCTCAATACAGCTTTATATTGGTCATCACCTGCCCAACCCCAACCAAAATCTTCTCTTTTTGGTGGATCGGGTATTTCATTACCTTGAGCATCTCTTAATGTTTCTTGTTGTTCTATCCAACCCCATTCCTCTGCAGTTGCAGTATCCTCTATTTCATGAATATCTTGCCTTGTCATTGTGGTCATTTCAGAGAAGGTCAATTGTATCATAACTGCCTGTACAAAATTATTAGGAGTTAATGCTAAAACGTTATCTGGAGTATAATCAACTTGTACTTCAGTTAATGCACAATATTTAGTTTGTGGTAAGAATTGTGATATATCTTTTTTACCTGATTGAATTATTCTAAAGATATATGGATATTCTAAGAATAAACTGTTATTTGCACCACTTCTTCTACTGCTAGGGTGCATTGCCAGTTTAAAGAATTTAATTATATTTTTAATATCTTGTTCTTCTGATCTATTTCTTGCTGCCATTATATAATCAAAATTAAATTCACGAACATTCATTTTCTCGAATGTTTGCATTGTATTATCGTTAAATGTAATTCCAAATGCTCCACCTAATACAGAGTTAGCATTTATATTACTTGCACCAGGCATACTACTTAATTTATCACTGATAAATTTATCAAATGCTTTTCCAAGTCCTGCACCTACACCAGCACCTACAACACCACCTACTCCTTCACCCATTGTAGCACCAACAGCACCAAATGATGTTTTATTCCAGTTAGCACCATACTTGTATTTTAACTTAGGTGGTATATACAATCTAACACAACCATTAGAACTATTTCTTGGTGCATCAGTGCTTCTATCTACAGTTACTTGAGTATCTCCACCACCTTCTGTTTTTTGTTGTCTTAATCTTGTTTGATCTTCTATTGATAAATTCTGCATCATATCGGCATTATCACCCACTAGCATACCTCCAGTTTCCTGTAGCATATCTCTAATACTCTTAACACCTAGAGATTGTGCTTTATTATAATCATAGGTATAGAAATTGAGATAGTATCCAGTCGTCTCAACTGATCTAGGATATGATAATGTTGGTCCTGTGAATGATGCCATTAAATTTGTACCTTTTTAGCACTGACGAATTTATTACGATTATCATAAAACTGTTCCAAAGGTAATACTGCCATTTCTAACACATCTTCCTCTGGAATCTTAAAGAATAGGTTGTCTGCCTTGTCTATAATATATCTATGCCATATAGACCTAGGTATATTGGCACCTTCTTTATTTATTATCTTTTCTGCTAGATTTACTCTCTTTTTTGGTTCCATATAGTGTAAATTGGCACCATAAAACCCATCAGGGGTAGAATCACCTACAATTACCATTGGATATCTATCCCAATGATCTAATCTTTTAAGAAATTTTGGTTTATATTCAAAAAGGTAAAATTCACCTCCAGAAACACTATCTACTGCTTCATCAAAGAGATAGTTAAATGCTTCTGTTCTTTGTCTTGCTCTATTTGTTATATTATTTTCTTTTAATGTATTAAGAATACTCATACCTTTAGTTCTTTTTCTGTTAGTATTTTAAACTGCATATTTCTTGATTTGCAGTATTTTTCTGCTGCTTGCCATTTTGCTTCATTAATTGCATATCTAGTAACCTCTGTAAGGTACTTTTTAGTAACTCTTGACTTTTTAACAGGAGGTTCTGTCTGTTTTGCAGGTTTTACCTCAATAACATACTTTGCTGTAGTACCAATTGTGGTACGACATTTTACATAGAAGTCAGGAAAGTACCTATGAACTCTTTTATCAACGGGAGACCGATATGGTATAAAGAACTCCTCAGAACCCCATTCCATTATATTTGAGTTCAAATCACACCACTGCATGAACTTTCTTTCCCATAATGACCTATAAATTACATTAGTTGGATCACCTTTGTACTTTCTAGGGTTAGTTGGTCTATATTTTCCAGAATATGCCATATAAATATAAATAAACCGTCTATAGACCTATTTAGATGAAAATACGAGATATTAGAACACACGTAATAGGAAAGTATGGTATTGCTAATTCCAATAGGTATCAAATAGCATTTGTGCCTGGTGGAGATCTTAGCAAAGCGTTGAATTTAGAACCAATTCCAGATCCAGCAGTGTTTGAGAAGAGATGGAATGCTGCTTCAAAAGATTCCCAAATATTCAGTTGGTTGGCAGATGATGTTCAAGTGCCAGGATTTAATGTTAATACTGGAGATTTAAAGGGATATGTGCCTGGTATTAATATGAAATATGCACATAGTAAAAGCTTCCAAGAGTGTCAAATAAGTTTTATATTAGATAGAGAGCATACTCCATATAAAGTCATGCAAAGATGGGGTGAATACATATTCCAACATCAAGATGCTGGTGATATATCAGGTATAAGAGGACGTGCAGCACCTGATTCTTTCATAAAAACTGCTTACTATGATGATTATACTGCAGATTTGATAATAGATAAACTTGAAACTGCAGACAAATCAGGAACAGAGGTAGTTTCTAGGTATAGATTAACTAATGCATTTCCATATACAATTTCTGCTATGACATATGCTAATGGTCCTAATCAACCAGTAAGATTCATGGTTAACTTTAATTTTGAATTTATGAGAGAGATAGAACCTGATGATAGCATTACTGACAATCTTGGGTATGTAGGAGATCTGACAACACAACAATTGGTTAATATGGATAACATGCGTTATGGTAATAGTTACCTTCAATAGTTCATTTTACCTCACTATATAATATACCTATATCATAACTTATGGCATTACCTACATTAAGTACTCCAACGTATGAATTGACGATACCTTCTAATAAGAAGAAAATAAAATATAGACCATTCTTGGTTAAGGAAGAGAAAGTTCTTCTATTAGCACTAGAATCTGAAGATGATAAAGAAATTGCAAATGCAATGAAAGGATTGATTAAGGCATGTGTCTTAACTAAAGGTATTGATCCTGATGAACTTGCTACATTTGATGTTGAATATATCTTTTTGAATATTAGAGGTAAATCTATTGGTGAGGATATTGACGTTAAAATGGTTTGCCCAGATGATGGGACAACTGAAATAACTACAAAGATACCAATAGATAAAATTAAAGTTAGATTTACTAAAGGACATACTAATCAAATACAAATTAGTGATGATCTTTGGGTTGAGATGAAATATCCAAACATTGATTCTCTTGCTATACAGGAGGAAACTGTTGAGGATACATTTAAATTAGTGTCTAAATCTATTAAGAAAATCTATAATGAAGAAGATGTATGGGATTCATCTACTACAACAGAAGCTGAATTTATGACATTTGTTGAATCAATGAATAGTAAGCAATTTGCTAAAATTCAAGAGTTCTTTACTACCATGCCTTCATTGAAACATACCGTTAAAATAATAAATCCTAATACGAAGGTAAAAAGCGAGTACACAATTGAGGGATTATCCAATTTTTTCATATAGCCCTCTTCCATACCTCACTTGAGACCCATATAAGGATCAATTTTGGTATGATGCAACATCATAAGTATGGTTTTGATGATATCAATAATATGCTTCCTTGGGAAAGGGACATATACGTTGAATTATTAAGACAACACTTGGAAGAGGAGAAAAAGAAAATCGAGGAACAAAGACAGCGTAGACGATGACTGTTCTTAAAACTAAAAGTGAAGATATGAAAATGCGAGGTTATGATGACCTAACGCAAGCGATTTTTGATGTCAAATCGGCAATCTTTGGTAAACCGATGCCAAAGAAACCAGAGGGGGCAGAAGATAAAGGAGATAAGGGTAATGTTGATGAGAAAGAATTAGTAAAAGAAAGTAAACAATTAAAAAATATTAGTGTAAAGCTTCATAAACAAGCATTAATAGAGTTTAGATACGAGAAGGCAAGATTTAGTAAATTAGGATTAGCAAAACCAACACCAGTCAAAGATTTCTTTGGAGGTCTCTTTGGAGGTGATGAACCAGATGATGATGATACAGATGATGGTAAGAGTGATGGTTTGCTTGGTAAACTTCTTGGTAAATTAAAAGGTAAAATCAAAGACCTTTTCAAAAAATTGATGAAGGGGATTTGGAGAAGAATTAAGACAGGTATAAAACGATTAATAGGTAGGAAAGGTCGTTTATTTATAAAATCAATAAAGAAGTTATTCAGAAGAATTAAAGTTAATTTTAAACTGTTTAGAAGATTTGCATTTAAACCTTTTAGACAAGCGAGAAGATTTGTTCAAAGTTTACCTAAAAAGGCATTTAATCTCACTAAGAATGTAGTAAAGAGAGGTGCTACGTTTTTAAAGAAAAAGTTTGCAAAGACAGCTGGTAAGAAGTTAGTAAAGCAAAGTGGAAAGAGCATGGTAAAGAATGTGGGTAAGTTCTTACTAAAGAAACTTAAAGTATTTTATAAGGCAGGACCAGGTAAATTTATTACTAAAATTCCAATAGTTGGTGCTCTAATTGACTTTGCCATAAATTATTTCATTTTTAAAGAATCTTTAGGTGCATCAGTGATGAAGGCAGTTGGTGCAGGTATAGGTACATGGTTAGGAGGTATGTTAGGTACTAGTATTGGTACTGCTGCAGGTACTGTAGTTCCGATTGTTGGTAACTTAATTGGTGCTAGTGCTGGTGGTGCTATAGGTGCTCTTCTTGGTGGTATGGTTGGTGATATGTTAGGTGGATTATTATACAAACTTATTACAAGTTTTGGTAAGGGTGCTGCTGAAGGTGCTAAAGTTAAGAAACCTCAGTTTGTACTTGTTGGTGAGGGTGGAGAAGATGAATGGATTGTACCTAAGAGTAGATTGGGATGGTGGATTGCACCATTAGTAGGAGATATTATTGAAGAATCAGTTGATGAAGAAAAACAAGAGAGTGCAAAATTAAAAAGAGAAACTAATAAAATATTTGATCCTGTTATTAAATTAAGTAATTTATCAAACAATATACAACCTAATGTTACTACTAATACTGTATCTCAAAATACAGAACCTGCTAGAACTACTCTAAATAATATTGATCCCGATCCAGAACCTGATTATGCTGAAGTGATACCAGGATTATTAGAATCTAGTACCATAGTGATATCACAAGAACCACAAATGATACCTTTACCAATTCCTGTAATGGCTGGTGGAGAATCTGATGATTCATATTCAGTATGGGGACGTAAGGTGGTAGGTAACTGATATGGATTATAAAGATTATAGTAGAAGAGAAATATTAGATAAAGCTGAGTACTATAGAAGTATTGGTAAGACAGCTCATCAAAAGAAATTAGAAGATTATGTCAAAGCAATGGACTATGGCACTGATGGATTTGGTGTACCATATAAGAAGTGTAGTGATAGTGAACTAAAGAAATTAATGGAAGCAGATCCAGAACCAGAGAAACTTCCTACAGCAGCAAATAGTGATAAGACAGGAGCAATAGATGTTGAAGTTGTTTCACCACCTGCTAAGACACTATTAGCATTACCGCCAGCACGTCAATTAGCATTACCACCTGCAAAAGAAAAACCTCCCAAACCTACTACTGTAGAACCAGATGAGGATTGGGAAGGTGATCCAATGGATCATCGTGATCTTCCATGGGCTCAAAGAGGTATAGATGATCTAAGAGATCAAATAGATAAAGATCCTAATATACCTTTTGGTGATGATAAGATTCCATATGAAGATGATATTACTCAGATTATGAAAGACCGTGATAAGTCAATAGAAGAAGATGAGAAAGAAGAAGCAATACAACCTGAGGTATTGTTAGATGGTGATCCTAAAGGTAATAATGCTAAACCATTACCAACTGCTGATGGTAAGAAACAAAGAAGAAAAACTAAAGGTAAAGGTAAAATAGGACTTCCTGATATTGCACCTAAAAAAGGTGGTGGAATGATTGGTGGTTTAAAACAAATAGCAAAGAATGTAAGTGAAGCAAGACAAGCATTATTTGATTTTTATAAAGTTCAAAAAGATAGATTTAAGTTAAGAAAGAAACTTGATAGGCAACTTGATACTAAGATGGATGCTCAAAAAGATGAAGCAGCATTGGAAGGTGATTCTGCAAATGATGAAGGAGTAAAGAAGGATCCTAACACAGGAGTTCCTGAAAGAAAACAAAGTGATATTGAAAAAGGTCTGTTAAAGTCAATGTGGGGAAGTATAGCAACAATGTTCTTTCCATTATTAATAAGAGGATTTGGAGCATTTTTCAATGATCAAGCAGATGAAATAGAAAAACAACAACCAGAAGAATTTGATACTAAGGAAGAAGAACAACTTGCTAATAATGTTGAAAAAGATACTAATGAATTAAAAAAACAAGAAGAAAAGGTAGAAGAACAGGAAACAAAAACTACAAATGAAACACAGAATACTGAAGAAACAACAGTAACTGATGTAGAATCTTCTGAAACTCAGGATACTAATTTAGAAACAAATACTTCAACTATGGAGAGTAATGTTTCTAATGAACAACAGTCACAAACAGAGGAAGTACCACAGTTTGCTGAAGGTGGTAAGATAACATCTGCACAAGCACCTAGTTCTACAGGTAGTAAAAAAGGTGGTTCTATGCAATCACCAAAAGCAGATACTAATAACAGACAAGGACTTCAACAGTTAAGAAAATCAGATCTTTCTACTAAAGGATCAAAAGCACTTAGTAAGTTTGTAGCACCTATAAAAAGTGTATTTAAACTACCAAATATTGTTGCTAAAAATACATTAAAACTAGGTAGAAAAGTTTTAAGTCCAGTAGGTAAATTAGCAGGTTCTGTAATTGGTAAACATCCTCTTGGAATGTTAGGTAAAGGAGTGTTTAATTCAATAAAAGGTGATAAAGGTCAAGATGGTAAAATGGGACAGTTTAGTGAAGAAAAGATATTAGAAAAACAAACTAAAGAAAGTAGTAGTGTCACCTCTTCATTTAGTAATAATATAATAAGTGAT